TGGCTGCTTTTCTTTTAATTCTGCTACGGCTGCCTCGTATATAGGAGAAGAGCTATAGCCACTCATGCCACCAAAGCTTTGCGCTTCAGGCATTCCTGCCATAGCGTCAACACCAGGGGAGGCTAATCCAAAGGCAGAAGCCGCATCTTGGTTGGCTTGCATCGCCTGTTCCTGCTGTGGAGTAAACGCCGCAATATCAGGACCATAGTAAGGCATGTAGCCAATTTTCTGGACTTGCTCGGCTCTTGCCAAGTTTCTGATAGTGGGTTGCTTGGCCCACTCTGGAATTGTTGCTTCTGTTGTTTGGCTGCCGCCTTTTCCACCTGACATATTATATATCCTTGCTTAATGTGGTGAACGCTTCCGTCCATCCTTTATTCATTAAAACTCTTGCCCAGCCTCTACGACCAGCAATAGTCATGCCTGTACATCCCTCTCTGCGAGCAAACTCCACTGCCGACTCGTCCATATCTACTATTTGCTGCTTCTCTCCACCAGCAAGAAAGATATGAAAAATCTTGCGCTTTGGGAATGTTAATATCTCTGTTATCGCACACCCTTTAGGTGCAGGCCAAAACTGCATGTAACCAGACCGAACACTAGCCGCAATATCATCAAAATCGTGCGTTCCTCCACTATAATCTAACGCTGCCTCTATCCAAACCCTGCATCGTTCTAATTCTACGTCTAAGTCTGACATCTGCACTTCCGTATCAAAATATGCTCGATTATACCATTTTTAGGATGCGCGTGTTATGGATACTTGAGCTGCGCGTGTAGTAGGTGCAAATGCGGTTGCTGCTACCACCTTTAACCTTAATGCAATATTAGAAACTGCCCACTTTATTTGCAGATATGACCCTGCTGCAATTGTTAACGTAAAGGACACCCCTACCGTCTTAACTTGCCCGCTGTCTTTAATATCAGTTTGTACCGACACTGAGTCTGTTGTTCCATCTAACATCGTCCAAAGATATATAGTTTTTACTGCTGCCGTACTCGATAATAACTGGAAATTACCAGCCACCGAGTACACTCCTGCCTCTGCAAATATTATCTTAGTGCTGTCAGCCGCATCAATAGTCACCGTCCCAGTAGCCGATACAAGGTCAAAGGGTATGGCATAAGCTGTATCTGGGCTAGCGGCAACTACATCTACAGTTGATGCAAATGATCCACTGCCTCCCGCTAATTTTATTTGCCTCCACTCGCCATTCTTTGATACTACTGGATAGCCGGTCCTATCCCACAATAACACGCCATCTTCGCCGGCAGACTCACCAGCAAGATAGTATGACAGCTTAGACTTTGTTCTAGTTAAGAAGTCCGTCAACCTCTCACCCCAAGGCTTCCAATCTGGCCCTAGTGGTGGTGGTGGGCGTTCAGCTAGACTCATCTACTGCCACCAGTAGTCACGTTTAAACGCATCTTTCCCGCCCTCCAGTCTACCAATTCTGAGCCATTAATCCTCATGCGAACCTGCCTTCCCTGAAACCTAACGCCAGTAGGGTTTAACATGGTAAATGGTCCGTAAGACTCTTCAGTGCCATTTGGATAGAATCTAGTCTTAAAGGTTAGTGTTACATCACCCAGATTAAGCTCATCTGGAATAATCTGGTTAACTTTTGTTATCTGATCGCCTATACCAATACTGATAGGCCCACTCTCTAAATAAGATGCGCTAGTGCCGTGAGAGTGACCAGTCTCTTGGTTATAGATATTACCAGAGGCATCAAACCACATAGGCTGACTGAATACACCAGAGTCAACGCCTGACGTTCTACTTAATACACCAATATTCCAGTGGTTTTCTTTATAATCATATACAACGTACCTATCATTCTCTACAGAGGCGGTGCTTGGGTAAAACCACCATACCTCGCCAAATTGAGAGTTATGGACGGCGCATACCTTAGATCGCTGTGAGGTGTTCATACCATTAAATACATGGTCCATGACGTCACATGGCATTTCTTGTACAGATGATCCATTATAGACGTAAAATGACTTAGCACCCATCCAGTAAGCGCCTTCGTCAACAGCAACAGCCCCTAGACGAGAGATAGAGCCACAAGATGTGCCTACCCTCTGGAAGCCGTAAACTGTTGGTGGTCCACTGTAGGTGGCAACATGAGCATCGACGTTAGTAAGGATTAGTGTTCTTCCACGCACCCTTAATCCAGAAACTATTTTTCCAGATGTTTGCAATTCAAGATCACCAGCCTGGTTAACTGCTGTTGGAGTCCAGTCTGTATTATCTTCACGATCACACCATTTGACTAGCCGTGGGTTATTGCCTGATCCAAGCGCAAAGATAAATCGCTCATCAGTAACCACAATAGCACCATTATCAACAGGAGCATTTGTCAAAGGCGCAGCAATTGTCGCACCATCCAGCTCCCACTGGTATATCTTTCCATCCTTGCTTGAGCAGGCAATCAAATACTGGCCCCATGTGTCTAAAGACCAGGACGTAGCCTCAGCAGGAACGCCATTGCTTGGCCTGTTTGTTCCATAAGTAATAGTGCCCCAGAAAGATCCGCTATAGCCTAGATTGACGTCAGCATCTAAATCGCCAGAGGTTAAGGCTGTTGGGGTTATATCACTAACGACACCCCCTGCATTAACTGCATAAAGTTTATTGTATGTCCCTGCTGCAATGTGAGCATCTGAGTTGTTATCGGCCAAGGTTATAACTCCACGCGGAGCCGCAGCAAATGCGCTAGACACGCGAGTAGTCCACCCACCGACAGGGCGAATAGAATTGTTTTCCCACCGTATAAGGTTAGCGTCTCTCCACCGTCCAGTCGAATCTAGCTCTGTACCGTGGTTGAATATTCCAGCAGGTAAATCAATACTGACATACGCCATTATTTGCCTACTCCTTTAACACGCTCGTAAGTCCTGTTGAATGATAGCCCCAGCATACCCATTAGAACAGGCATCATGGTTGTCATATCAGCCTGGGGTATAACGAAACCAAACCCTGCCGCTAGTGGTGATATTAAGAAGTTGACGGCCATTCCGACAACACAGACCCATCCTGTAGCGGGTCGCCATGAACTTTGGAACCAGTTTCCTTTTGCTTCTGCGGTGTTGAGTGCAATCTGAGCGACTGCGAGTTCCTGCGCGTGTACCTCTGAAAGTGTGCTAATCTTTGCCGCGAGTTGTTGTTTGATGGTTGCATCTGGAATCCATTTGTCGAGTAGGCTAGTTACTGGCGCGATTAAAGAAGTGATCAGGCTCATTGAACTAACCTCTCCAGAAAGGTTGACCCTAAGATAAGCGGATACATAGACCACAACATTAACTCAGCTTTCCTAAACTTCACAGAGCCATCGTCTAATTGCTTCTCAATGTTAGTATATCGGACAGAGCATTCTTTCTCATGCCCTTCTAGCCGAATCAATACTTCCTTTGCCGTTGCCATTATGTAGTCCGTTATTTTTGGTTGAGTGCCGTTGTAGTTACTGATCTAAGCACAACAATACATACTGCAATACCTATTCCAATGAGTGCTTGTGAGCCTTGACTGACAGGCAATAGACCAGTGTAGCCTTGAGCCATGCTTAAAACAGTCAACGCAATGCTGAATTGTATCGTCTTAGACTTGAGGCTCTGTAGTATTAAGTCCATTATGATATGTACTCATTGCCAGAGCTAATGGCGGCATTAACCGCAGTCATGTCCTCATCGCCCCAATCGTCTTTAGCAACCATAAGCTCTAGGTGCTGAACATTACGCTCAACTGTTCCTTGGCTATCTTCATCAGCTTCTGCGGCGATAGTGGCTGTGATAAGTACTACACTATCACCCATTGCTGAGTAGTCTTGTGCTAGTTGTTCTGCTTTACGATCTTCTACTTGTGACATATTATGCCTCCAGTGCTTCGAGTCTTGCGGTTAAGTTTGTGATAATGTCGGCTTGTGCTATTGCTTGATCAGACAAGTCCTGTATGGCTTTAACCAAGATTGGTATTAGTGCGGCCTCTGCTACTTCCTGAGAACCATCTTCTCTTTCGTCCCAAAGTTTAAAGCCATCCTTCAAGCCGCTATCAGCATCAATAGCCTCCTTGGTGTGCTGAGCAATAAGGCCGTGGTTAGTTTGAGTGTTCTTAAAGACTTCAGTAGAACCTTCTTCATAGGCGCTAAAGGTTTCTGGGAGTTCGCCGAGAGTCTTGTAGTTCCAAGTTACTGATCGCAATGAGTTGATGAAGGAAAGCCCTGTTGTGCAGTCTTCAATATCCTTCTTGTATCGCTCATCTGACACTGTCGCCCAAGTTGCTACGCCGTGTTGCGCTCTTATGTCGGTAGTCTGCTGGCCAATTGTTGTGTAACCTGCCTCCCCTGAAACGTCATAGCCTATAGCTATAGCAAACTGAGCACTAGCGGCAGTTACATCCGCGTATGCACCTATAAGAACATTATAATTGCCAGTAGTAAGACTAGGACTGTGATCACCTGCTGATTCACCAATTATGACGTTACGAATACCTGTTGTGAGTGCTCCTCCGGAATTATTACCTACTGCTACGTTGTTAGCACCCGAGGTACAAGCGTCTAACGATTGACCCCCCAAAGCAATATTAGACGACCCTGTGGTACAGGCTGTCAAAGCTCTAAAGCCAAAAGCGTGGTTTCCATTAGAGGTAGTGTTGTTGGCTAAAGCCTCATAGCCAACTGCGGTAGCATTAGCGGCTGTGGTAGAGTCCTCCATGGCTAGATAGCCTACTGCAACATTACCTGAAGCAGTTGTATTAGCCTTTAAGGAATTATGACCTAAAGCAGTGTTGTTACTGGCTGAGTTGTTGTTTAAAGCATCTCGACCCATCGCTACGTTATTAGCGCCTGTAGTAACAGAAGCCAAGGCGTTTGTACCAAAGGCGTTATTATCGCTACCTGTTGTGTTACTAATTAAAGAGTTAAAACCAAAAGATGAGTTAAAATTGGCGGTTGTGTTGGTACCTAAAGAACCATAGCCAGTCGCTGTATTGCCTTGACCTGTTGTGTTGGCGTCTAGTGCCCACGAACCCACCGCAGTGTTATTCCCCCCTGTCGTTGTGCCTCCTAGAGCCGAGCGCCCTACTGCTACGTTATAATCTGCTGTTGTGTTGGCCGCTAAAGAGCTAGTACCTACAGAAGTATTGTTATGTCCCTCAGTATTACTAAGCAGGGCGTCTTGCCCGACTGCTACGTTAGAGCTTGCTGTTGTGTTGGCCGTTAAAGCCTGACGCCCTAGTGCGACGTTGCCCGCGCCAGTGGTATTAGCACCAAGCGAAGCATAGCCTACAGCAGTGTTGTTGTCTGCCGTTGTGTTGGCATCTAGTGCATACGTACCCAAAGCTACGTTGTTAGCTCCGCTAGTGTTGCCTTTTAAAGAGTCTCGGCCCATCCCAACATTTGAAGACCCTGTAGTATTCACCAGCAAACTGTTGGAGCCTATAGCAACATTATTAGAGGCGCTAGTACTTGCGTTCAAGGCGTTAAAACCAAGAGCGACGTTAGTGCCGCCAGTCGTAATAGCAGTACCTGCATCATCGCCTACTAAGACGTTATAATTACCACCGCTTTCAATGGAGTTACCTGCGTTTACGCCTGCTATAAAGTTGCTTGTGCCAGATGTGCTTGTGCTTAGAGACGTAATCCCATCGACAGTACCGCCATCAATATCTGGAGTATTAAGGTCCATGCCAACAACTGGGGTTGTGCCGTCCAATAGGTCGTCAAGAGTATCCAGCGTGGTGTTTATCTTTGTGCCCCAAGTGTCCTCGGATGCGCCCACTTCAGGCTTTACTAGCGAGTATGTTGTAGTCGTTGTATCAGCCATTTAAGCGGCCTCCCATTCTATTTCATTTAGGGGCACATTTGCCCACGTTACATTTGATGATGAAGTATTAGCCCAGCTTTTCTCTGATGGATTATTGTCAATCCAGAGTATAATGCCAGAGCATATCAATCCACCGCTTGCCGTAATTGCCGAGTCTGACTGTCTAACCCTAACGCTATCAGCAGAAACACCTGCAACAGCACTTACTACAGACGAACCCAGTTTTATGACCTGTCCGCTTCCTGTAGTCCCTGAGACGCCGTTAATGGCCGTATCAGCTAAATGTATCCTTTGCCCTGCTACCGCTACACTAGATGCAGAAGTGACCGTAGAGGACGATTCTCGCACTCTAATGGCATCCGTAGCTACCGTTGACGTTGCAGATATTTGCGATACGCCCGAAACAGTAACTGCGGCCACCACCACCACACTTGAAGACGCAGAGGTGGCAACAACGCCATCTTCTAGGTCAGCAGTAGAGTATGCAGCCTGCCCATATTTATAGACACCATATAACATACTAGTCTAACGTAATGTCTAAAGCACCCGCGATAATACGGAAAACGTCTCCGCTTTCTACAGCTTTACTTGCAGTCAGTGTGCCGTAAGCGAGCAAATTGCCAGTAGTCAGCGCGTCAAATACGCCGACATGAGTTACAGTACCCCAGCTATCACCAGCCGTAGGGAACTCAATTGCGCCTGCATTGCTAGTAGTGTCACCAGAAGTAGTAAAGGTAGACGTCTGTCGTGCATAGTCAGTTCCACTCACCTCAGTTCCACCACCTGCATCATTAGGAGCGCCGGTGTATAGAGCAATGTAAAGTGTGGTTGGAGCAGTATAAGCAGCCCCACCGAAAACGTGATCCAGTATCTCTGTCTCTAAGAAGTTTGAAAAGCTCATCCTAATCCTCGTATTTTAGTCTTTAACCCAATGCCTGAAAATTTAGACTGTTGAGATGTTAAGTTTAATCGCTGTACGGCTTCACTGTATCCTGTAGCCCATGTTGCAACTCTTGCATCCTCCGCTAAGTATGGTGCAGAGTGCATTAAAGCGCCGTATAGGTACAGGTCGGGCGAATCACTGAGCAGCCAGTTGGTAGTGTTGGAATCTGATAGTGCAGGAATCTTTTGGACGTACAACAGCTCTGCTGCATACGACTCATCTGGAGTAGGGAATACCTCAAATTGGTCTTCTGAGTGACTGTAGAATCTTGGTTTTCCAGCAATATTTTCTGAGCCTTGACGTTTATCTGCCATTGCATTCTGACTTACCAGGTCCATGATGTATGTGGTTCCAGTAGTCAAATGAAGTCTGATTGTTTCAACCCAATCACCTGGTCTTGTGAAATATTGACCGTCAATAGTTGCAGTTGATCTGTTTTCCATACGCCAATGGCGTACATCTCTGTTGATACTAGCCTCTGCTAGAGCGATGAATGTGGGGATTACGGACGTTAAATCTTCCCTGTTCAGAAAGTCTGCCAGAGAGGTCTGTAATTCACTGTATGTGCCTAATGCCATTGCTAACTCCAGTTATGTGCCCGATTATACCATTTTTTAGCAAAACTTTACATTTTAACGTTTATAATACGGACGCAAGCAGACCACCCAAATGTTTCAGGCGTGGACTTAGCTCATCACGAACAGAGGCTGGCAACTTACCATACAAGTCCATTAAGCCGCCCACTGTCTCTTTAGCAGAGTAACCCACCAATGGCTTATTTTCATAAGCGGATCGTGCCGCTGGTGCTGCATAGTTTTGAATCGCTGGGGCAATATATTTATCAACTATTGGGGATAGAGTGTCTCCCACCTTACTTGACCAATCTTTAGCCAGTTGTCCTCTTGCGTCTTCAGGGTATATAGCGTCTTTTACAGGCTCTGCCCAGTTAGGTGATAACACCCCTGCTGCATTGCCTCGTATTCTTTAGCGACTCTTGCGCCAAAAATAGGGTCATTAGGACCAACAGAAGTTGATGGGGTGTAGGGTATTCCTGAGCGTTTTGCGTAATCAATGGCGGCTTGTTCTGCTGCCGCACTTGGGCCAATATTTAATAAGCCAGTGCTAGGGCTAGCCTGATTGAGCTTGGATAGCGCCAACAACCCTTTACTAATGCCCGCCATCACACCACCCTAAATAAATAAATAAAGCCCGATTATACCATAAATTAGGCAATGCCTTGCAGATTGCGCCGAATTGGATCGCCCCAATTACTTGCAGGCTTATAGCCCACCGCTAGGTATCTAAATGCGTCAGCACAGTGACTGGTCCAGTCGTGCATCGGTCTACCCCGCCAGGTCATACCCTTGTCATCGTAATCACGCCTATATTGACGTAGGGCGTCTACCCCTCTCTCACACTTAACCTTATCAAACCATGCCCTGGGGATCATTGATCTTACAGCCTGTATTCCATCGTCAACACCAAGCTGCGGTGCTATTGTTACGTTCCGAATCCCTAAGCTATCTAAGGTTTCAAGCCGAGACTTACCTGTTCCAAGCTCCCTAACCCTAACGTCATGTGGAAGTATGTGACCGTCGTATACATAGGGGCGACTCTGAAGCTCTTTAGCGTAATGGTCTAAACCGACACCACTGCTCTCATAGTAGTCAATAAGCCTAACCTCAGCCCCTACCATCTGAGCAAACCAAATTGCAGTGCTATCCCCTATCCCTAAGTCCCAGGCCGTGAAAACGCCAACAGCGCGGTCATAAGGCACATGGGTAATTCTCTCTTCTGCTGCACACTCTCTCATCTCAACAGCATAGTAAGCGCCGTCTGCATGAACCAGCATCTCGCCTTCCCAGATATGGGCGTAGGTATCTGGCCTAAGCTTTTGATCGTCTTTTCTTTCAGCCTCTAATACTGCCGGAAACCAAGGGTTGTCCCTATAGTTTATCTCACATATCTTCATATCTGACGGAGGATTAACTCTGAAGCGTCTATGAGTAGCTGAATGCTTTGTTTCTGGATTCCACGTTACCCAAATCTCTGAGTCATCTTCTCGTACAGTAGGTATCAACTTACTCCAGGCCAGCTCAGACACTCCCTCAGCCTCGTCAATCCACGCTAATATAATCCTAGCCTTTGACTTGATAGAGTCTAGGTTACGTCTTAGGCCAGAGAATACATAGTTAATGTTTCCATCTTTGGACCGAACATATCGCTCACCAATATCATAGTAAGCAAGCAACCAGGGGACGGATCTAATAGCGGATTTGACTTCCTCAAGTGAGGACTCGTCTAAGGAGTTAAGGTGTTCTCGACCACAGAGTATCTGGCCTTGCTTTCCACCCATTCCCCATTGATAGCCTCTTACAGCAGTCATAAGGGCAAAGGAGCGCGTCTTGGCTGAACCACGACCTCCGTGAGCGCATCGGTATCTAGCCTCTCCCTCAAATAGAGACACCATCTTAGGAGGTAATAGGATTTCTGCTTCTGGGTTATCCATCTTGTTCAGTTTTTCCCGCCACCAACTTAATGACGGTAGGCTTGAACGAGTCATCAGAGGACGTATGATCAATAGCCTGCTTATCGCCCCACTTGCGAGGGGACATCCTGGACACCTTCCACTTGCGTGAATCTATCTTTAGCCTTGCTTTATTAATGGCGTTTGAATCGCAGTCTTCTGGCAGCTCATCTGCAATGTCAACAATCTGATCAGCATAGTAATCAGCCTGGCAGTCTCTGGCTCTCGCGTACTGTTCCGAAAACATTACCTTGTCAGTCTCTGTTAACCACTTCATCAGAGTAGACATAGCAGGCATACTATCGTCACGACAGATTTGTCTTGCGCTCTCACCAAGAGATAGACGCCGGCAGATAGTATCCGCTAGTGCTTCAGTAAAGATTGATGGCCTCATACTAAGCCACAGACGCAGTTAACCGAAAAGCAGTGACAGTCTCGCGCCATACGCTGCTCTGTTAAGTATAGCACCTCAGACATAAGGTACTGGTCCTTGTCAAATAGCGCAGTGGCGTAATCTTGGATCAAGTCCAGATCATACTCGTGTACATCTTCGTCAGTTGATATTCTTATCATGCCCGATTATACCTTATTTTTTGCTCAGTAGCCTCCATACAGCCACTTATTCTAGTTTTCTGACTTAACGAAGTCTTTAGTGTTAGAACCCCAATCAATCTGTCCGTAATTGTCTTTAAAGTTCTTTCTGTCTTCCTTGGTTCCTTTGCCGCCACGATTACCCTTACCACCGTGATTCTCAGGGAAATGCCTACCTGCGGGTTTTTTATCGCGTTTAGGGGTATGTTCTTCACCCATCACTAGGCTCCATCAACTCATCCAGTCGTTTATTATCATCTGTTTAGCTATTTCAATATAGAACAACCCTCTCTCGTCGTCAAGGGTGCTTCCCATCTCTACCCCTTCCTCTCCTATTGATATTAAGATAAAGTCCTCAGAACGGTTCATGTGGGCTTCTAAAGCGTCTCTAACAAGGTCTGCTCGGTCAGGTCTAAGCTTTACTACCTTGGGTTTATCCATTATGGTTCCGCTGTTGTTTCATTAAATGTACGTTGTTTCTTATCATATACATCATAACATATCACGCTTATGGTTTAATTGCCTTACATAGATCAAGCTTTAGGTGCGATTATACCATTGAAATGGGTTGTAGGTTGAGTCGCGTTTAGACCTGGTTTAACATTCACTCAATACATGGCGAATAATGCCGTGTTTTTACCCTTGCTTGCCTGCTCCCCTGTAAAATAGTAGCGTTTTCAGCCTTTATGTCGTTATTAGATAAGTCAGCGTCTCTTATAGATAACTTATTATTCTCAATGAAAGTAAATTAGTAATCAAGCAACGCAACTAACGGTGGACATAATGGAAATACTAACAGATGGAACAATCTATGCAATACTGGCTCACATATTCTTTATTACATACATAATCAAGCAGGAGGTTACAAATGAGCGACTTTAAAAGCGCGGTACAACGCATTAACAACGCAGGCTCGACACTAGACCTGGCTAGAACATGGCTTGGGCTGGTGAGAGTGTACGAGCTAGGACACCTAACCGAGAAAGAGCTTCAGCGATTAAATACTAACCTACGCAATAAAACAGACCAACTAATGAGGGC